GATAAAACGTCATTTATACGAAACATTCACCTGTAATATATACTACTTGAAGCATATATTACGAAAGTATATTACACTTTATACACGAAGAGGGGTGGGGAATCCGACCAGGTTGGCACCGATACCGAAACCGGCGCCAGTTCTAGCAGAGACAGCGAGGCTGGGGACATAGGTATCCAAAATACTGAAGGTAGCCGCAGCAGTAAGCGCAATGAGAGCGACCTCATCAAACGAGAGACTGCGCTTAGGGATGGCATAGGCTGCGATGGCGACCATAACACCTTCCACTAAATACTTAATGGTTCTCTTCACGAGTTCACCTAAATCAAAAACTCCAGACATCTAATTATTTATTATAAATAATAATAAGAAATTAAAATCGAAAGAATGAAATGGAATCAATTGCGTTAAAACACTTAAATAAACTATAATCTAATATATTATAATTCATTCCATTTCGTTCCATTTCATTCCATTTCATTCCATTTCATTCCATTCATTCCATTATGTCATCTACAGCACCATCTGGCGTCGAATTGAAGCACACAAATTCCGGTGCTGTTAATCCTAAATATATTGACTTGCTTGAAGAAGACAAACCTATCGCCGGTCAGAAGTTCGCGTGTCTTTCTTTTGTGTCGCCAGAACACATTCTTAAGCAGAAAGACCACTTCTTTTTTGAAAAATTCCTTCATTACTGGGACTACCAAAAGTCGATGGAGAAGTTTATCCAGTTCCTTAATTTCGTTTCCTTCAAGCATAACGTGAATTTTGACAAATTGACTGCTGACTTTCAGGAGTTTGCTAAAGAAGAGAAAGATATCCTTCAAAAGACGAACATCTATGATGAGTATAAAACATTTTTGGACAAACACGAGGATGACCTTGAAAATGAATTTAACGAGAAGCACAACTTCCAGACTTCTGTGAGGGGTTTGAAAGTGCGCGGTGTCTTTGGCTCACAAAAGGAGGCGGAGTTGCGTTGCCAAATGTTGCGTGAGGTTGACCCCAATCACGATGTCTTCGTCGGTCCTGTCGGAATGTGGGTGCCATTTCACCCTGACGCGTATAAGACGGGTCGCGTTGAGTATATGGAAGAGACCTTGAACCAGTTGATGGCGGAGAAGAAGAAGAACGAGGAGCAGGCCAAGAATGAATTTGACAAGCGCGTCAAGGAGACGAAGGCGAAGGCGATTCAGGAGAATATCAAGTTGGCAAAGGAGAGTGGAAACAAGTTGACCCAGATGCTGGCGAAGGATGGCGAGACGTTGGTGGACGCGAAGCCGAAGGAAACGAACGGAGCGAGTAGTGCGAGCGGTGCGAGCGAGGGCGTGGGCGGCGGTATTTGGAACGCGGGCGATGACTCCGCTTCCGTTACAATGACAGTGGAAGAGATGCGCAAGGAACTGTTTGAGAGTGAGGACGTCGTGATGGATAAGAATAACGACCACGGGTTGTCGCGGTTGTCCTCGGCGGGAACGAAGGAAATGGATACGGTTGATTAGTATTTGAATGTTCTGATTGAAAACAATGAAAAATGGTCATTATTACTACTGTGGTATACCGTAATAATAATGTGATAAATAATGTGATAAATAATGTCATATACTAAATGTTGTTATTTACTTTACCATTTCTTGGTAAATGTAACATTGGCGTTCCAACCACTCGACTGGCTGTAGCCACCACCAAAACTAAGAGATGAATTCTTTGCCTCAGCAGATGCGGCAGAAAAATCGGTTGAAGACGCGGTCTTCGGTTTCGTAAATTGGAGAGTTTTCATTTGAGTTCGTTATAATAAACCATTAGATTATAATCCGGAGATTGTAATGATATTATTACTGGTCGTGTGAACTCGTTACCTAGACGGACTCTGCGACACAGTAATAATAATCTTTGAATACTGTTTTGTCTTTGACACTGCGACTCATTTTGGCGGTGGATATCTGTAGAGGTTAATATATAATTAAATTGATTAATATGTAATTAAATTGAAACAAATTTTTGTTATAAAATTTATATCATAAAGCAAAATGTGCAACTCAAAACGATTATGTGATGATGAAAAATGTCAAACCTGCTTTGAAAAATCATTTGCTTCACACGAAAAATCAAAATACTGGAGCGAGAAAAACGGTGATGTAAAACCAAGACATGTTTTTAAATGTTCACACAAAAAATGTTGGTTTAATTGTGAATGTGGCCATCAATTTAATATATTATTGAGTAATTTGACGACGCAACATAATCAATGGTGTCCGTATTGTGCAAATAAAAAGTTATGCGAAAGAGAAGATTGTCAAAGTTGTTTTGAAAAATCATTTGCTTCACACGAAAAATCAAAATATTGGGGTGATGACAACGAACTTAAACCAATCCAGGTTTTTAAATTTAGTGATAAAAAAATAATATTTGATTGTAATTGTGGGCATCAATTTGAAAGCGTATTAAAATCTATATCAAAAAATACTTGGTGCCCTTATTGTTGTTTTCCTACTATAAAAATATGTAAAAAGCAAGAATGTCAAAGTTGTTTTCAAAAATCATTTGCTTCACACGAAAAATCAAAATATTGGAGTGAAAAAAATAGAGACCAACCCGATGGTTATGAAGGTTTATTTATTAGTCCAATACATGTAATAAAATGTTCAGAAAAAGCATATTGGTTTAATTGTGATTGTGGTCACGAATATTGCACACCATTATCTTATTTATCTAAGACTTGTGGTGGATGTGCATATTGTTGTAATCCTCCAAAAAAATTATGTGAAAAAGAAGATTGTCAAACCTGCTTTGAAAAATCGTTTGCTTCACACCAAAAAGCAAAATATTGGAGTGACAAAAATGGTGATGTAAATCCAAGACAGGTTTTTAAACAAGGTAATAAAAAATATTGGTTTGATTGCATTTGTGGGCATTCATTTGAAAGTGCTTTAGGTAACATTGCCACTTCAAATCAATGGTGTCCATATTGTTCAAATCCCCCACATAAATTATGCGAAAAAGATTGTCAAAGATGCTTTGAAAAATCATTTGCTTCACATGAAAAATCAAAATATTGGAGTGATAAAAATGTGGATGAAACTGGTAATAAGATACAACCCAATAATGTGTTTACATGTTCGGGTAAAAAATATTGGTTTATTTGTGAAAAAAAACATTTATTTGATTGCACTTTAAATAATATAAATAATGGGTTTTGGTGTCCAATTTGTGTAAATAAAACAGAAAAAAAATTATATGAACAACTATTACAAATATACCCAAACATCGTTTCACAATTTCGTGTAGATTGGTGTAAAAATATTATATCAAAAAGAAATCTTCCATTTGATTTTGTATTAGAAGAACAAAAAATTATTATTGAATTAGATGGAAACCAACATTTCGTGCAAGTCAGGAATTGGAAAACACCGGAAGAACAATTTGAAAATGACCAATACAAAGAAAAATGTGCGAATGAAAATGGTTATTCTATAATAAGAATTATTCAAGAAGATGTGTGGAATGATACGTATGATTGGTTTGATGAATTAACTCAAAATATTATTAAAATTACAAGTGAACATACAATACAAAATATTTATATGGGCAAGAAAAACGAATACAATAACTTTAAATAGTGTAGTAGAAAGCAAGATAAAATTGAAATAATTAGACCGTGGATAACTGTAATATATAATACACCGTATTTACGTTATGCCCGAGTTCACGCGCGATTTGGAGGAGTTGGTTTGTCATTTCAAGTCACAAAAAGTCCATTTAACATTACATTTGGAGAAGAACTACCGAGAGAATATTCATTATACAAAATCACCACTTACCGTTGGTACAGAAACGAAAAAACGGAATGGTGGACAAAACCGAATCGTCTACAAGCTAACAGAAGAAGCATTTGAGCTCTTCAAAAACTCATTCAAGCTGAGAAGTAAGTATATTGTAGACGTTTCTGAAAATGTGAAGTGTGTCAAATTCCCAATGTGTATTGAAGCACAGACCATCGGGTTTATTGAAAATGCGTATCGGGGATTACGTGCGATGTCCCGACAGTTTCAGATTGGACCTTATCGGACAGACTTGTGCTTTACAGACGATTTCATTGTCGTAGAATGTGATGAATACGGACATAGCGACCGGTTAGTGGCGAACGAACTGGAGAGAGAAGAGTTCATCAAAAATCAAGGTTACGCAATGATACGCTATAATCCGAACGAATCAGGGTTTGACCTGTCAGATGTGTTGAATCGGATAAATAGGAGGTTGAAGTTGCTTTCATAAATCAAAAGCAGATTTATGAAAGCGGCGGGTTGGAACATAGTCGCTTTCATAAATGAAAAGCAAGATTATGAAAAGCGATGGTATAAATTACAGTCGCTTTTATAAATCAAAAGCAAGAAATATGATTAAAATGCTAATTTCGCAATCTTGCTCCTCCGAAAAAGTGAGCAACTTTCCCTCACCACTTACTCTTCTTCACATTAATCTTCGGTCCCTTGCTATTTTTCGCAGCATTAGGGTCATACGACTGCTCGCCTTCGTCATCAGAACCGAGATTCTTGGAGATTTCCCAGAACTCCTTACTGCCGAGCTTGAATGGCCCGTGCTGTTGTGCCTTATACCAGAAGATTTGGTCTTGTAATTTGTTGGATTTCGCGTTATTATTGATGACGAGACACTCATAATTCTCGGTACACTGGTCCATCACCTGACAAAAGCTCTCAAAAGTGGGGAACATACCCGCATAGTTGTCGTAGATTCGCTTACGATTCGCAATATATGGTTCACGGAGGATAAAAACGTAGTCGATATTCGTGCGGAGATTTGGAGGGATACCAAGGGGATATTGCATTGTGATGACTAACATTATCTTCCAATGACGCCCGTTCATAAAGAGGAGGCGCATCATCACGTCCTTCGTCCATTTGTTATCATACAGACAATCATCCAATACAACGAACGTCCTTGGGTCAATGGATGACTTCTTGTATGTATCCATTTCCTTTTTCACTTGCTTTAAAACTGCCTTCTGGCGCTTAAGAATGTTCTCGATGATAGCCGTATTATAAGCGTCGTGAATGAATAGTTTTGGGACGTGTGCTGCGAAGAAACCGTTGCCTGCTTCTGTGCCGGAGATGACTGTCCCGATAGGAATATCCTGGTGGTGAAACATCAAGTCTTGGACGAGGAAACTTTTCCCGGTATCACGGCGCCCGATGAGAACGATAACTGGGCCTTTGTTTTCATCGGGGCGAAAACTGATGGCCTTCATATCAAACTTCGCGAGTTCTAAATTCATAATGCTGGTGATAAAAATGGGAGATATTATAATATGAATGTTTACACGAATGGAATGGAATGGAATCGAATGGAATCGAATGGAATCGAATGGTCCCGTTTAAAATAAATATAAAACTTCTATTTAACAATCATACTACATTTAGGAAACCGTCCATCAATGTCAACGAATCCAACAACGGAGTGTCCGCGATTTCAACTTCATTATCGGAAACATAAGTATATTCCTGAAACCATTGAGCCCGCACTGTTGTATGATATTCAGAACTATATCCCCATTTATTCGCGGTTTTTTGATATCAATGACACCAATTATAACGGGATTCAATTGAACCAGAAGTATTATTTACAAAATATTATTGCGCATCCTGGGCGCATTCTAGACGACGCCACGGCGATGTCGGCGACAACACCCACGGGCCACGACCACGACCACGACCACGACCGCGACCGTGAACGCACACGGTCATTGAATCATTTAGAAACCATTATTGTGGATGATAAAGGTGAAACAAACAATGTGCCGATATTTGTCAAGTATTCTCCACTATTGGACCCTATCCGATATTTATCGGGGAAATACCTCACGCACCAAGATAAAACGCGAACCCTTCCTAAATACAACTCTACACAGGATATGTGTGAAGAGAAAATGCTGAATACGAATAATTCATCGTATGTCGATGGTTTTTTCTCGTATTTGACGAGTCAAGCACTTCATACCCACGGCATCGTCCACGGTGTAGATTATTATGGGAGTTATTTGTGTAAACAACGCGAATTTTCTACAAATGTGTTTGATGACATCGACTACTTGGTTGGGTGTTCATTTTTCAATAATTACGAGAATAACCTCTTTACGATTGATTATTCGCAGTTTGGTGAAGATGATGACGCGGATACCGGCGGAGAAAGTGGTGGAGGGTTTGACTTGAATTCAGGCAAATTGATGAAACTGCGAAACAAAATGAAGTCGATGATTGGAAATACAGGACCGGATAGTTATATTGAATCGCGTGATGAGTTGAAGAATAAAATCCATATATGTGAAGAAATAGATACTATCGTATCAGATGTTTCTGAAATGCCATTGGTAGAACTCAATCTCTCGGAGATTGAAAATCAAATTGTCGCGGATGTCGCGGATGTCGCGGATGTCGCGGATGTCGCGGATGTCGCGGATGTCGCGGATGTCACGGATGCTCGTCGATTGTCATTACAACCAAAAAAAGAAACGAGAGATTATGATGATACAAGCGATAGCGATTCATCGCAGTCTAATTCATCGTATACAACAATTAGTGATAGCGACAATGAAGATGAATATGACGGTAAAGGAAACGACGAAGTAGAGAATCACCCTAAGAATTGCACCAATGGAACGCACAAGAATAGCGAGAGCGAGAGCGTCCGTGGCAGCGACAGTGGCAGCGACAGTGGCAGCGACAGTGGCACATATGACAGTAGCGACGAACAAATCATCGTGAAAATCAAAGACTTCCCAATTCAAGCCATCCTTCTTGAAAAATGTGTGAATACTCTCGACCATATTATGATGACAGATGAACTCACCAAAGAAGAATGGCAATCCATTCTATTCCAAGTGATAATGACGCTTATCATCTACCAGAAAATGTTCGCGTTTACACATAACGACCTTCATACGAACAATGTTATGTTCATCGAGACTACTGAAGAGTTCTTGTATTATTTCTATGAAGGTCAGTATTATAAAGTCCCCACATATGGCCGTATTTTCAAAATCATCGATTTCGGTCGCGCAATTTACAGATTCCGCAACGAACTCATTTGTAGCGACAGTTTTCACCCGAAAGGCGACGCCGCAACGCAGTATAACTTCCCGCCCTATTACAACCCAGAAAAACCGATTGTAGAACCCAATTTCAGTTTTGATTTGTGCCGATTTGCCTGCGCACTTTTTGACTATTTTATTTACGACTTGCGTAAAGTGGAGAAACTGTGTCGTTCCGACCCCATCATCAAGTTGGTCGTGAAATGGACGATGGATGATAAAGGGCGGAATGTGCTTTATAAATCTAGCGGCGAGGAGCGATACCCTGACTTTAAATTGTATAAAATGATTTCGCGGTCGGTTCATCATCACGTTCCCTCGTCAGAGATTCATAATCCGCTGTTTGATGAATACAAAATCACGGTAAAAAAATACAAGAAGCACGCAGCACTCTCTGCGAAGTTCTTGAAAGATGGCAAGAATACGCATATTTTTATCAATGTAGATACATTACCAGTATACTATACAGTCTAGTCATTGCCGATGCGGTATTGTGTCTGTGCCGGTGCCTCTGCCTGTGCCTGTGCCTGTGCCTGTGCCTGTGCCTGTGCCTGTGTGTTAACGACGACGATTCGCGAGAAACATTTTTCGGTGCGCCGGAACACCATTTTTGGCGATGAACTCAATCTGTCGCATTGTCCATCCCATCGAACATCCGGAGTGACCGGTCTCCATATGATTTTGAACTTGTGAAACAATGCTATCCTCGCCTGCGCTGAACATAAATCCGCGGTCGCTGGGTGGACTGTATTGCGAGAGATATTTCCATACATTGATTTCACGGGTTTTGATACTCGGGTCTTCATTTGCGCGAAGAATTGCGCGCATTCCGTCGCGGACCATATCCTCGGACCATTTGTCGTTGAAATAAGAGAGGTCGCAATCTCTCACAGCGTTGAACGTAAGAGGCCAATATTCTTCTTCGGGGATGATTGGGTTGCGTTCCAGGTGAACGGCGACAGTTTCGGGAGCAACGACGGTAGTGGTAGCGGACATACGATGTTAATAAGAACGAAGACGATGACAATGGGATGAAGAGATAAATAGATTTCAATTTTAATCATCCGTCATCCGTCATAATCCATATAAACATATTTCGTGTATATATGTATTATGGTAAACATATGACTGGCGAAGAAAAAGAAGAAGAACGTGAATTGAATAATGGAAATGACAACGCACCCGCACCCGCACCCGCACCCGCACGACCCCGCGAGACCATTACAATCGAAGGCGCGACCTATGACATAACTGATTTCAAACATCCAGGCGGTAGTATTATTAACTACCTGAAAAACACATCGGATGCAACCGACGCCTTCCGCGAATTTCATTATCGTTCGTCGGAAAAAGTGAATCGAGTGCTTCAATCCCTTCCGAAATGTTCAGATAAGGCCGAGGACAAGGGCGCGTCGGTGTCGGTGAGAGAACCAGTCTTGACCGAGCAACAGAAAGCAATGACTGCTGATTTCCGAGAGATGCGCGAAACACTCGTGGCGCAAGGTTGTTTTGAACCCGACTATATCCACGTGTATTTCCGCCTTCTTGAAGTAGCATTTTATTTCGGAATGGGAACGTGGCTTGCCTCGCATAATATCTACGCGTCCATTCTCTCGTTTATCGTGTTTAAGACGCGCTGTGGCTGGATTCAACACGAAGGAGGGCACATTAGTTTAACCGGCTCGCGCACCATTGACCGCGCAATTCAGTCGTTTACAATGGGGTTCAGTGGTGGAACAAGTGCTTCCGTTTGGAATAACATGCATTCACGTCATCACGCGGCACCACAAAAAATCCAGCACGACGTAGACTTAGATACAACGCCACTTGTCGCATTTTTCAATCGCGCGTTTGAAACGACAACGCAAGGACAGAAAACCGCGAGATTTATGAGTCGTTGGTGGATGCGACTTCAGGCGTTGACGTTCTTACCACTCGTCAATGGAATCCTAGTTCACTTGTTTTGGTTATATTATTTACATCCTAGGAAGGTGTTTTTACAATTGTGTTCTGCGAAAACGAAGGAACAACATACAAATGCGGCGTTTGAATTGGTATACATTACATTACAACATTTATCCTTGCCGCTTATTTTTTATACTGGCGGTGCGTCAGGTGGAGGTATCGCGTGGTGTTATTTTCTTCTTATGGTGACGAACTTTTTCACCTATGTATGGTTGTTCGGTCATTTCACTCTATCGCATACGTATACCGGCGTTATTCCAGAAGACAAACATCTCTTGTGGTTTGAATATGCTCTGAATCACACCGTGAATATTTCTACAAGGTCCGCATTCGTTACGTGGATTATGGGGTATCTTAATTTTCAAATCGAGCATCATCTATTTCCGTCAATGCCGCAGTATAAGAACGCGCTTGCTGCGCCGTATGTGCGCAAATTTTGCGAGAAACACGCACCTCACGTGAAATACACCGAACATAGTTATAAAGAGGCGTGGCGCCGGATGTTATCCAACTTGAACGAGGTTGGAAAACACTATTATGAAAATGGTGTGGAAGCACCGACGTCCGCGTCCGCGTCCGCATCCGCATCCGCATCCGCATCCGCATCCGCACACGAACACCTTGATTAACCATTTGGATCCAGAATCGTGAAACCTCACGAGCGTAGGGAGTGAGAATAAAAAACTAGAACCCAGGCGTGTCCACAAACACCGCGGGTGCGCCACCGCCACCGCCACCGCCGCCACCTACACCGCCAAGGTTATTGAACTGATTCAATACAAACACGGCCAATACAGCAGAAATACATACCATAATCGAATCACGCATAAGTACTTTCACCGGTTTTTGCATTTCTGGTTCGACAAACCTCATCTCCATAAATTTCAATATGAAATACACGACCGCGATACTTACACCGATGATAAACATTTTTGTAGAGTCCACCATTTCAACTAGATTGATGTATATAAATTGCGTATCGAAGTTATATACATAATTTAAACGATAGAATCGAAAATCATACGAATTTTATTCGCAGTGATGTGATAAAGTGGACGTCAACCGACCCCGCACTACGTTTGAAATGCCATCATAACCGGTGGATAGCATATATACATAATGCCCGCTGCGATTGCTAAAAACACAAATGAAAAGATAAAAATGAGAAGGTCAATTATAAAAATATTATCATACCATTTGCCTTTTTCTTCTGAATTTTCGGCCATATTGTTATTTGACTACTAGTATACTCTAGTATACTATTAGTATAAATCTACCGAATTAAGATAATACCTCAATATCATCTAATAATGGCGGAGCATTGATATGTTGTACATCATTGAGTGTATGAATATCTAATGTATCTAATTTAATATCATCTCCGATGGAAAGTCTCCCACTATCGTCATCATCCGCATCAGCACCATCATCGTCTCTCATATATTCATTCTTTCTCTCACTCGCATCTGTTTCAAACGTGCGTATTTCATTTTCTCCAAATGATACACCACCGCTACCCCCGCTACCACCACCACCGTCGCCACCGCTACCACCGCTACCGCTACCGCTACCACCGCTACCGCTACCGCTACCACCGCTACCGCTACCACCACTGTCGCCGCTACCATTTAATTCACCCACAAAATCCAAATTTTCAATTCGGTCAACACTCTTTTCCGAACTCACGTCTGCGTTTTCCTCATTTGAAATACGGTCTCCATTTCGTTCACGATGGCGTCGTCGGCGTGTCGAAGAATGACTTGTCCGTCGCCTGGCCGAGAGATTGGCGTCCTCCTCAGAGATAATCGGTTCCTGTTTTACGACCTCTTCATTTTCTGTCACTTCTACAACATCTTCAATCGTTTCTTCTAAATACATCTTAATCAGATCTTCAACCGGTATATTATCCCGAATGGTATTATAAATACACTCCTTGATAATGATTTCAAATTCGCGATTGTTGCGCTGGGTATGCAGAGGTTCAATGCCTCTTTCAAAGATATAAACATTCGAATACAGTTTCCGCGCACTATTCACGTATATTTTATGAATAAAATCTGAAAGTTGCGGAATCTTAATATCAACCTTCTTCTGTTTATTCCCTACACGCATAACCGTCATACATTTCAAATGAATGATATGGACGCACGTAATGAGGTCTTCTAAATAACCACACGTGCTTCTTTCTTTGATTCGGTCGGTCTCTTCCTTGATGATATTTGGATTCCATTTTGGGACTCGCGAAAGAAGATTCTGGAACGTCATTAGGTATTTGTCTTGTTCCTTGTTTCCAACACATAATTTCACTGCTTCATCGAAAATAGAACGGAATCCTTCTTGTATTAGTGGAGTCAAAATATTGACAAGACGAGACGCCCATTCATTTTTTGACTCGTAAAGTGATGTCACAGAGTAATCGTCCATTGCGTCTAGCGTAGTTTTGTGTTGCTGGATAATAAACCTAGACTTTACATAAACGAAATATTTTCTAAAGTCAATTTACAACGAAATACTATGAAATGAAGCATGTATAATATTAATAATTTTTCATTTCTAAATTCTTTCCGAACTTTATCAAACATTATGAGGAGTTCATAACGCCGGAGTTCTATCATATTTGGATAAACCTGAATATGTTCAATAATATCAAGTGCCGAGTATCCTTGTTCGTATAATAAAACAGATAAGTCTATTATTTTCGCATATTCCTCACTGGTGGGAGAATCATCTGTGGTGTTTGCGCCGTTGAGATAACTTGGGTGAATCTGTATAAGTTCATTTAATGAACGTTCTCTCGATTTCGTTATTTTATATGTGTCGCAGGACTGATTTACGATATAGGTATGTAAATTTATCGGTATTCCCGTTTCAGGACACTGTGGTTGTGGAATATAAATGTCGCAGAATCGTGAGAGAATTGGACGAAGGAGACTATCTTTATTTTCAACGACGATGAAAAAGCGTGTTGATGAACTAAATAATTCAATACAGCGACGAAGCGCGGATTGAGCATCAATTGTCAGTTTATCTGCGTTCGTTAAAATCACGGATTTGAATATGGAACCTTCTTTCAAATCAATATTTGTCTTTGCGAAAAACTTTAATTCCTCGCGGATAAAACGGATTCCTTTTCCGTGAGCGCAATTCGCGCGCATAACATAATTTTTAATTGCGGTCTTATCTCCGTCATATATCGCGTGTATGAAACGATTCAATATATACGTTTTTCCGCATCCGTGAGAACCGTAAAAAATAATATTAGGTATTTTTCTGTTTTTTATGAATATATCCAATTTATTGTGAATATTTTGATGAATATTTTCAAGTGATGTCATTATTCTATCGGTTTGTAATAATGACATTATCTGTGTTTAATTCGTTTCTGTAATACATTCATTTGTTTTTGGATTAGAAGTTGATAACTTGGTCGTATGGCCTAACATTTGATAATTTCCCTGGCATATTGCTCTTTCCGTCTCCGTCGGTTCCATCTGTGTAATAATAATTCGTAGTATAATAATAATTCGTGGGTCTTGACGCAGTATAAAATGGCGATTCTTCTTCAAAGTCTTTACCATTATACATTCCGAGATATGCGGTAGCAGCCGGCGTTCCATCTTCGTAATAATATGCGTTGTGGCGGTTTGTTCGCTGGTTAGATGCAGGGTCATTTGGGTCAATCCAGTTTCCAATTCCGCGAATAATATTTCCGGCTGCATCGCGAATGGTTCCAAACAGACCAGGTGCAGGTGCAGGTGCATTCCCGAATCCAGAACCGGCCATCAATCCGGGGGGACCGGCTGCCCCGGCGCGCCCATATCCTCGGAAATTACGTGTAATCCCGCGACGATAAATATCATCACTATCCAATGATGAATAACTCATATCTCGTGCGATACCATCATATTGTGTTCGCGTGGTTGCAAGTAAATTTTTTTCAATCTGTGTTCCGTCGGGTAAATAGGTAGCCCATCGTGTCACTTTCAAGCAGTCTGCGTCAATACGGCACGCATCCGAACCAGTCATTCCTGGATTATTACATTTCCACGGACACTTACGCATCAAGAGAATGTTATTGCCTTCTGCCGATTTTACGAGATTGCCACTCGCGTCCATTCGGAAAATACTCTGGCAATTTCCTTCATTGCTAGATAAGGTAGACGGTTCCGCGCATTTACGGACGAATCCATCATCTCCATATCTCCAGTTGGCGCCATCATACCACGAATCTGGATGACTTCCAATGAGACGATTTCTGCGAGCAACTGCTACATCAAATTTCAGTTGTGCGTCGGTCTTTGCCGTCTCGGTTGTCGCGGAACGCAGTGCCCTATATGCGCTTTCATAATCCTTCTGTGCTTCAATCGCCCAATTCATTTGGCGTTTGACATCAGAAATAAGGACATTTGCTGCGGCAGCCGTAACATATGTTGTTCCATCGCTCGCAGTTCCGGAGGTTGTAGCTGCGCCGGTGGAAACAGCTGCGGCTGCCCTAGTCTCAATCACCGGAAGAATATATTCTCCTTGGTCCAAAACACCACCATCCACAGAAAACGCATTGTTAAGAGTTGCTCCAGTTTTATAGGTCCGGATTTTCGCAGTCGTCGTGCTTGTTTTCGTAGTAGGAGTTTGAAGACCTGCAATGGTTAACCTAATTGGAACATTATTTGGAATTGCGCCTCCTAATGTAAATGCTACAACATTTACTCCACCCCCATACGTATTTACATCCGATGTAACCAAACCAGCGTTTGAAATGGTGGACAGTGTATCCTGAAGACTCGTGCTAGCGTTCGTCCAAACAAAAGAGATTCCAAGGTCGATATTTGCCGTTCGCGTGACATAAGGAACCTGAACCAAAAAGATATCACCCGACGCCATTGCGTTTGTAAGCATTAACATAATTGAAAATGTAGTCGCGGTTCCGGTATAATTCGGAGATAATTGCGGACTTTCTGTCGAGATTTTACGGCACGCTAGGAACGTCGATAAACCTCCGTAGGTTGTGTCATTGAAAATCCGTAATCGTTTTGAGGTATCCGACGGCCATAAATTCACGAGAACGAGAGATTGTGTTCCGACCGGTTCTGCGTTGCTTGTGAGAGATACGTTTGTGACATCATTTCCGGATGGTGCGGCCGACGTCCCAGGCGTTATTTCATTATTCACCCACCGGAGTCCAGAGAGTTCGAGTGCGTATTTTCCGGGGGCCATTGGGTTCGACGTTTGAATCGTATATGTAATTACGCAATATCCAACATCCGCGCCCGTCGCGCCCGAAGAAGCAACCGTCAACGTCAACCCGCGACCATCGGACGCAGAATCTAAATCGGTTCCCATCCCAGTCGCATTTCCATCAGATGAAGGTAATGTTCCACTATACACGCGAATGGACGCTTTCAATCCGGTAGCGTTTGTATTTTGGATGTAATAGGTAGGAACCCTTATCGTGATGACCTTCGCCGCAACCGCACTAGTTCCACTTCCACTCGCACCTCTCAGTTCAGCAGTAGTCGTAAAAAGAAACCGGAATGTATTTTCATTTCCCTTAACATAAGAGCATCGATTCAAAATAAGGGTTCCATCGGAACGCGAACCTGCAGTGGAAGATGGAGCGTGTGATGTCTGGGTAAACAATTCACCTTGATATCGAATATGATTCGCAGTGGTGAGTCCCTCAATCACACCTGTTCCATATCCTTCGGAAGGTGCCATCCAGCCACCAAACCCACCATTTCGATAGGTTCTCGATACCCATACACTAATCAATAATACCACAATAAGAAGGAATACGACTGTAGTTGGTTCACGTAATAATTCGCGAAGATTCATATCGCTGAATATAATATTATAACTACTATACTATTATAAAATTATCTGTCAAAAAAAGGCACCGTTCAATATGTCTGTAAACTATGTGTATACGGGTTCTGTCTAAATGCGTTCAAAATATCTGGTTGAATTCGCTCATTTAACTTAGTCTCATCATAACTTTGTGGCATCGTCATTTTGCCATAAATATCAATACTTGGAATCGAAGATGGCGCATTCGTCATAACCATATCACGGTGATTGGCGCGGTCGGCATCCAGGCGACTAATATTGACGTTGGTATTCGAGTTAAACAGCGACATTGACCCGTGATTCGTTATATTTTTATAGGTTTTGTTTACATTATTACGTTGATTATACGCGGCATTGTAGAGACCATTCCCCATACGCGTTGCCGAACCACCGGCCGTTCCTAAATAATCCGTGCTTGTCGTCGCGCGTTCCGTTTCCACCGGTGTATTTTGAGAGATTAAATAACCGGCCGCCGTTTGACGCTCTACATTGAGATGGTCAAACCCAACCAATCCGACAGTTGTTTCTTTAATCGTCGTAGGTGCGCGGTCGGCCGGATTAAATGTTGCTGTGACAGCAGCCGGAACCGGCATACGCGCATTTTCATACAGTCGCGCGTTCCCCACAACATTTTCTTTACGAGATGGTTTCAAGACATCCAATAGAGGTGCTACGACCGCCTTTAACGCACCGTGAATTCCACCCATCTCATTGGGGCGAACAGTTGTTCGATTGTTATGTGTCAACTTATAACTCATCCTTCCGAAATCTGCCTCCGTTGCGGTATTTTTCTCGGCCGCGTAAGGATTAATCAACGGTTTTCCGTCATAGGTTTGCCGGCGCGTATCTTCGAAATTCTTGGGCGCATACATTGCGCTTCCACCATCTGCTGGAGCAGTCGCACCAAAATACTCCGTTGTCGTGGTTTGGCGATTGCTCTCGCGGTCCATCTCGATTGCACGTTGTGTTTCACCCTTCTCGGCACCTGTTGTCGTAAACCAACGGTCTGGGGTATTCACGAAAAATGTATCAGGAAGATGTTTCTCTACACGACCAAATGTCTCTGCGGTTGGCGCGTTTTGAACGTAATGAGCAGCCGGTCCTTGGTGACCTTCGAGAGAATACGACAACTTCGGGTTGGTCTTCACGCGCATCTCATCTACCCCTCGGTCTATCCACTTCTCTCGCGCATCCATTCCAGAATTGAATCCAAGTGTCCCCTGAGTTCCATATCCCTGGTCTAATCCAGGACCCACTCGCACCTCCTCCCACGGTTTAACATTCGCAATTTTCATACTTGGCATCATTCGTGATTGTAAAAAGTCGCTCTGATTCTGCATTCCGTGAGGGAGATGGAGATTGTCGAGAGGACGAAATAAAGGTGCTTGTTCTGTCTTGGAAAAGAACTGAGAACCGGTTCCGACTTTATTATCAAGAACATTCTCGTGCAAGTTTGCATCTGTTGTTATTCCCCGCACCTTTGCGCCGTAGTATGGTTCCATATTGTTGTGCGTAAATGTCCGTGGGTCGATTTTCGCGCCCATTAGGGAGGTGAAACCATCTTTGCTATAATTATCACCAAATTGCGTATCTAAACTTTCGCCGTAAGGGGTGGATGGAACGTTTATGGGACCTGCGCTAGAAGTGGTAGTTCCTGGTATAAAGTTGTTTTTGTCTTTTGTGTTATCACGTCCTCTCTCGGCAATCCCGCGTAAGATGCCTACTCCACCAACACCCCCAGCAACACCGGCTGACATTTTATCAAAATCTACACCTCGCGCATAATAACGGTCGGTTGCTGCGTTTGCGTTTTTGTAATCATTGACATTGGAACCGGTATTTGGTCGAATGACTGGATAGTTCGTTGTTGGGATATTTGTATTTGGAAGATACCTGGATTGGTGAATGCCGGCGTTTCGATATCCTTCTTGCGCTCCATTACCACGACCGCTATTTCGGTTAGAAGCAATATATGCCGCTCCTAGACTTCCTAGGATGAGTGCGATTTCAGCCATTTATGATACACTTATAATATCGTATTATAAATATTATTGTCGATGATAATTGTCGATGATTATGAAAACAAAGCAGTCGTTCCGCTAAACTGGCGAATATCGCCAACACCAACGACGCCACCGCTACCACTATCCACACTTGCTAAAGCGTTGTTATTACTATGTCCTGGCTCAGAAATTCGACGCCCACCAACCATTCCTTCCATTGCTGGATTCTTATTCGTAGGATGAACCGAAAAATAGGTATCATCGGATAAATTTGGAACGGTCATTTGAGGAACAAACCGGTCCTTTTCAATGACACGTGTATTAAGGTTATTAAAAAATGGCATAAATACATTTTCCTGAGGGTCGAAATGAAGCATCTTCCAGTTGTCTCGCTCCATATCGCGCAACATCCACGCCGGATGGGTTGCCCTAGATTGTTCTACTGCACTCCCCCCACGAACCGGACACTCGATTATTTTATTTGTTCGTGTTGCAACTGATGCATTTTCACTGTGATGATAATTATCTGCGGAATCTCGGTTCAATCGACGTGATAACCCAAATAATTCCGTCTCAATATCTACAGAGTTTGTCATAATATTACCAGCCCACAATTGTGCGCGAACATAGGGGTCTTCCATATAAAGTGGTTTATCACCGGGTCCAGGGACATTTATTTGGTATCGTCCTACATCAGTCGATTGTTGAAGTTGTTTTTTGATGCGGTCAGGGTCATCGTGAAACCGAGTAAATGACATAATGGAATGAAATGGAATGAAATGGAATGGAATGGAATGAAATGGAATGAAGTCGTGCTACTATAACAACGTAAAATAAAAGAGACCTAAAAACAACAACAGAATGAATCTATCTCTCGGAAATACGAAATGAAAATAACGGAAGTAAACGGGGAGAATTACATACACAAACCTTCTAAATCTTACACCATATGTCTCAATATGATTGTTAAAAATGAATCCCATATTATTGTCCAAACGCTTACAAACCTGTGTTCGTATATATCGTTCGACGCGTATTACATTTCAGATACTGGTTCAACTGATAATACGATGGAACTCATTCGCGATTTTTTCAAAGACCGTGGCATTCCAGGACATATCGAGCAGGTAGAATGGCGTGATTTCGGTTTCAATCGCACAAAGGCACTTCAAATGGCATTTAATAAAACAGATTATCTCTTTATTTTTGACGCCGATGACAGTATTCACGGTGATTTTCGTATGCCACACGAACTTACACACGATGCGTATCAGTTGAAACTCGGTCAGTCATTTGTCTACTTACGGACATTAATCGTGAACAATCGGAAACGATGGCGATTTGTTGGCGTGCTTCACGAGTATATAACATGTATGGACCGTGAAGAATCTTCACAAGCAATTCAAGGGAATTACTATGTTGATTCCGGGAGAAGCGGAAGTCGAAACAAAGACCCCAATAAGTATATTAAAGATGCGGATGTGCTTGAACGTGGATTCTATACGGAAAGCGCACAGGGAGGCGACCGCGCACTTGCTGAGAGATATTCCTTTTACTGCGCACAAAGTTGGATGGACGCAGGTCTTGCTCATATTGACAAAGCGATTGAATGGTATACGCGTGTTCTTCATCAAAATAATTGGGCGCAGGAAAAATATTATAGCGCACTTTGCCTTGGAGATTTATATACCCGGAAAGGTGATAAATATAACGCAGTCAAATATTACTGTAAAACAATGGAATACGATGAGGAACGTATTGAAGGCGTCGCATCCGTAATGGAAATTCTCCGCGCAGATGGAAATCACGTAATGGTGAATGCGCTCTATCACAAGTATAAAAACTATAATAAGTTCCCGCAGAATAAACTCTTCTTGAATACCGATAAATACAATGACATTATTGAATATAACAACTCGATTTCTGCGTTTTACATTTATGATAAACGTAGTGGATATGAATGCTGTAAAACGATTCTACGGCATCATATTATGGCATACCATTTTCTCTCTTCGACCTATAGTAATTTCATATTCTACACGAACTTTTTTGAAGAGGATA